TGCCATTTTGAATACTTGTTGTTAATTTGTCAGTAGCTTTATTTGCAGCACCGAGGGCACCTGCAATATTTTTATCATTTGTTGATGCCGCTGCTGCCATACTTAATGCTGTTTCATATGCCGCAATACCCATTGCTTGTTCTGATGTTATATTTCTTAAATCAATATTAACTCCCGCAAGAACAACACGCCACTTAGCATATACTCCAGCAATAGTGTCTGAGCTCTTGAGTATGGCTGCAAGATCTGGTCTTTCTTTCTTTAAATGCTCTAGGGCTTTTGCTCCAAGCTTTTCTCTGTCTGCGCCTAAAGACTTTAATTTTTCAAATTGAGTAATCAAGGCATCTGCTTGTGTTATTGTTTTACCCTGTGCATCTTTTGTTCCTACTAGGGCGGTGGCAGCAGAATCAAGACTTGATATTACTGTATCTATATTTGAAGCAAATGCTTTAGGGTCTATAGTATCAATTTCTTTAAGTGCAATAAGGAGAGAATTAACTATTGATGTTGCAGCAGATCCTCTATCTGTAATTGCTTTAAATCCTGATGATGCAATAGCACCAAATCCTTGACCAATTTTATTTGATGCCTCTATGATTGCATAAATTTTATTTGTTGCATCTTGTGCACTCATTCCAGCAGCAACAAATTGTGCCTTTAAATTAACTGCAAGATCAGTAACTTTAGAAGAATCAATGCTATTAAATGTACCAACTAGCTCAGGCATTGTTTCTTTTGCTGTTTTCTTTAATTCTTTTAATTGAGTAATTGTTAATGTTAAGCCTTGTACTCCTGAAGGAGTCATGGCATCATATGCAGATAGACCAGCTTCTTTCTGGAGCTTTAATTGTTCTCTAACATCTTTAATAGAGTTTCCAACATTCTTATAACTTATTCCAGCTTCTTTAGCACCCTTTTCGGTAATGCCATTAAGCATAACATGTTCTCTTCGTGTGTCAGCAATTTGTTTTGTCCATGATTGATAAGCTTTTACAGCAAGATATATCGCACCAATTACTGCTGCCCCTGGTAACATTCTTGTTAATAAACCTGCTGCTTTACCAGCAAGAGTAAGGGCATGAGTAAGCTTGCCAACACTTTTGTCAGCTCTGGTAATTAATGGTAATATTTTTTGAAATGGCAACATTGGAAGAATAGTTGAAGCAGCAGTTATTGCAGTTCCCATACTTCCGCCAATGCTTTGTCCAATTGCTGATCCGCCCATTATGAGTCCCATTTGACCAGGAAGCCCAAGTCCACCTCCTGCTGGTCTTTTTAACATTCCTTTTCCAAAATATCCTTTTGCTATTTGAGATCTATATGCTGCCCTAGCTCCTTGTGGAGAAGGAGTGTCAAACATTTGTTGTGCTAATGTTTGATTTTCAAATCCAGCCATTGGTGTTAATGGCTGAACTATTCTTTCGGGTTGATTTTCAGCAAAGTATTGAACTTTTGGAATCATTCCGCCACTTGCATATCCTGGAACTATACCGCCACGACTTCGATAAATCATTCCTCCAGCATTTCTTCTGTTCTTATAAGTATTTGTATTAGATGGCCTATAGTCTGAAGGAGCTCCATATTTTGAAATAAGCTCTAGCTCTTGTCTTGTAGCATTTGTAACTATTCCACCAAATTGACGATCATTAATTACTCCTGGTATCCTTGATATCTTTGCATTAATGTTAGCCAGCACTCTTGATCGTATTGCTGTTATATTGCTTTCTGGAATTCCTTTAGATAATAGAAAGTCTGTAAGTCCTACCAAATGTTCTGGTTTAGGTGCACTTTCAGCCCAATTTTGTGCAGTTGCTGTTCCTGCAGTTAGTTTAGTATTAAATGATTTTCCAAATGTCATTACGTTATTTGGTAAAGCATCAAACAATGTTCCTGAAGAATTTACAGAAAGCCCTTGCCTACCCAATTCCGCTTGAGTTAATCTTGGTGATGAACCGCTTGTTCCTGAACCAAATTTTCTTGTAAACTGTGGACTATAAATATGACCTACAACTTGATCTGGTCCTGGGGCGCCCTGTGCAAGCAAAGAATGTCTACCCCAAAATGAACCTCTACCAGATTGCATAGATCTCATATATTCATAACGCATTCTATCTGGGGACCCGCCTATTAGATTTCTAACAGACCTAGATCCTGCTTTTCTTGCTCCGCCAATCAATGAAGCTCTTTGTAAAAATGCTGCTGCCAGTCCGCCTATAGCCATTCCTTCTCCAGTTGCCTGCTGACCACCATTTATCGCTTGAAGTAATGGAAGGTTTTCTCTAGTTGCTTTTGCATTTATAACAAATTCTCCAGGGGTTAGCATTGCTGGAACGGTATCTGTTCCTTGTGCATAACCTCCTGCTGCAAATCTTTTTGGAATAGTTGTTTCTGTGCTGTATCCAGCACCAAATGTCTTTACTCCCAATCCTTGTGCAATTTTATTAAGGAGTCCTCTTGTTCTTCCTGGACGAAGAAGCTCTTTCATATTAGACTTTCCAGCGTTATTTACAACTGGTTGATTTAATAATGGAACAGTTGTTAAACCAATTGATCTTCCTTGCTGCCCTGCAATATCTACAGACGCCTGTGCAATCATTGATTCTACTTGTGCATTTAATGCAATAATTTTAGATCTAGCGGCATCTACTGTTATTTTGCCTGCTTGTAATTCTGCAACAATTGCTGCAGATTCAGTTGCAGCATTAGCAGTAAGTTTAGTCATTGTTGGAAGAAGTGCTTGATATGAATCAGATAATTCTGTTGTTATAAGTCCCGTTGCTTGAACTTCTTTTCTTAATAATGCAATTTCTGATTCTGATTGCATTGCAAGTGCACCTGTCATTGCATGCCATTTTGCTGCTTCCGCCGCAACAATACCTGTTGATGCTCCTCCTATTGATGTTAGGCCTGGAATCTTTGGAAGATCCTCATTCATATACATTTGAGGATTGTTTCCAATTTTTTGATTAACTTTTGGTGCTCCAGGAACTACTCCGAAAATTGTTTGTGCTGCTTTTTGATCGCTTGTCATTCCTGCAACGGGATTTAAGTGAGACATTGATCTTGTATCTTCAGCACTAATTAGAGGGTGATTTGGATTAACAACTCTTCCATTGCTACCCTTAACAAGATTTCCTGCCATTGTAGACATTGCTGGTGCTACTGATACCGCACCTGTCATTGCCTTATTTTGCAGCAATTCAAATTCTGTTACAAGGCCTGCAATTGCTGTCTTTAGTACTGTTGCAGCTTTAGCATCGCTATAAAATGTTGCCTCAACAAGAGATCCTGCTTTTTGTGCTGCCAAGATTTCTGGAGTAAGCATTTTCCAGCCTTCTCCACCTTTAAACAATGATCTAAAGTGAGAGGCACCTTTAATAATATATCCAAAGAAGTTAGCAAGAACACCTGTTAACATAATTATTGGTCCTATAATTGCTGTCAACCCTGTAACAAATGTTAAAATACTTTTTACTGGAGCTGGAAGCTTGCCAATAAATTTTAAAATACCATCTGTAATATTAATAAAAAATGTTTGAACTTTTAAAAATTCTTCTCCCATGCTAGCAAGGTCTGCTTTAAGTCCTTCTAGCGCTCTTCTGTATTTACCAGAAGCTGATTCTGTAACCATGCTTAATTCTCGTCCTGCAACACCTGCTAACTCTTGTGAGCTTGCCTTCATTAAATCCATAACCTGAAGAGTCTGGCTACCTTGCTTACCTAAGTTTGCAAATAAAGCATTCATACGAGCAAATTGGAATTTACCAAATAGTTGTTCAATAGCTTTTTGTTTTTGTAATGGGTCTAATGTATCTAAAGCTTTTTGTAATTCTAAAATTGTATCTGTTAAGTTTCCAGCATTTTTTGATACTATCCCGCCTAGGTCAATTCCCATATCTGAGAACATTCCTTTTGCAACCTTAGTTGGATTAATTAATGAAGCAAGTGCTGACTTAAGTGCGTTTGCTCCTTCTGCAGCATTAATTCCACCTTCTTTCATTGCTGTAAGGTACAAGGCTAAATCTTTTACGCTTCCACCCATTCCTTGAATAACGGGCCCCGCTTTTGGAATTGCTTCAATTAAATCTGCAAGACTTGTTGATGTCTGGTTTTCAACTGCGTTAAGAAAGTTAATTGATTCAGATAGCTGATCTGTATTTTGCTTAAATGTATTTTGAATTGCTAAGGTGGCTTTCATAGCATCTTGTCTATCTACTTCACCGAGTACTGCAAGTCTACTTGTTTCTTTAACTGAAGCTAATAGGTCGTTGCCCTGCTTGCCTGTTGCTGCAATATCTGCGGCAAGTGTAATTGTATCTTTAAATGAAACTCCGTAGGCTTTTGAAATTTCTTTTGCTGTTGCTGAAACTTCATTTCTTATTTTACTTAAGTCTGATGCAGATGTTGCTGCTACTCCACCGTAAACTTTTGTAAGTCTGACTAGCTCTGCATCTGCTTCTCTAAATGCTTTTGCGGAAGCCATACCGAATGCTGCTAACGGTACAGTTAATCCTACTGTTAGTTGGCGGCCTGCCCACTGAGTATTTTTACCCCAGTTAATCATTTGAACTCCACCGTCTTGAATAACCTTATTCATGATTTGAAGTTCTTGTCTCGCTAAGGCAGTTTTATTTTTTACTGCATCAAGACCTTGTGGAATATGTACGCTATATTGCATAAGCCCCTGAGCATTTTTGCCCATTGGCTGTATGATTGCATTCTGTAATGCTACCTGTTGTTTAGCAAGGTCTCTAATTAACCCGCCTTGAGTTTTTGTATGTTGTTGAAATGTCTGAAAATACTGTTTCAGCTTCATTTGGCCCCTGTCTAGGTTGGTGCCAAACTTTTCAACATCTGATGTTAATGTAACAAAGTGTGATGCAAACTGACCAGTTCTTCTTAAGTTTTCACCAAAAGATCTGTTCATAGTCGCTACTTGACTTGCAAGTCTTGCATCCGATTGAATTATTTGTGCTTGGAGTTTTGAGAGAGAGGCTGCAACCTTATTGACATCTGCAATAAGACCTGAAAAATTAGCATTAGCAACTATATTAGTTACAATATTTTCATCAGCCATTTATCTTTATGTTACTCCTCTGTGTAGCCTAGACCTGCACCAATTCCAAACCCTGCTTGTGCTGCTATACTTCCCTGCAAAGAAACTATATCATCACCTGAAGCTTTTATACCTAGGGCTCTTCTTTGTATATCTTCAAAAGTTTTTCCTTGTGGTGCTTCGTCTTCCTCATCTATATCTATATCAATTCCTTTAAGACTTGCCGCAAATTTTCTGTCTTCCGACTTTTGCTTCTTAAATGATTTCAATGTTTGAATAAGTTCTGGCATTGAAAGACTTTCTTCTAGTTCTTCGTAATTCTTCCAGTGGCCTAGAAGAAATACTTCACCCTCTAACGCGGCTAAATCTAGTTCTGACCAGCCAGAACCGCTGCCGCTAGAAGGTTTGGGTCGTCCATCTTAATCCCACCACATACTTCAAGTATGCGATTAATTGTGGGGACATCAAGTGCATCTTCTAATGCATCTCTATCTGCTACCAATTCTGGTAGTTGTTTTTCAAGTGCTACTGCAACTGCGTCAATTAATACGTTGAGGGTTTGTGCCTCTGTAGTTGAATCGCTTGCTGCTTGTAGAACGAGCATAAATTTTCTTAGCTCTTTGATGCTTAGTGGCTTTAACTTAACTGTTGAGCCATTTTGAAGCGTTACTTCTTCTACGCTATATACTGTTGTTGCCAATTTAATCCTCCTAGGATCTAGTCTTAATTATTATAACATATAGATATTATCTACACAAATGAGAAACCCCCAGTTTCCTGGGGGTTTTCATTAATAAATTAAATTTATTATGCTACTAGTACACGGTCAATAATCTTGCCGTATTCTGAGCCAGAGTAGTTAGCATCTGGTAGAAGACGGAAAGTCACTGGGAATGTGGTTGGAGTCGTACGTGCAAGAGAGTGCTGTGACTGTTGTACAGACAAAACACGACGTGCATAGTAAATACGCTCTGACGATGTTGATCCTGCAGTTGGAGCTTGTCCAACAGCAATTAATTGACGCTCTGTTGGGGCTGCTCCTAGAGCACCTGCCTCAATCTTGAGTGTATCAACCTTTGTTACGCCAGTTCCTGTTGTTGTTAATGATCCTGCACCCTGTCCAAATACGGTTACAATGTTTTCCAAAGTACCTTCTGACATTTCTGTTGCGATCATAACTTCCATTGCAGACTTGAACAGCTTAGCTGTATCAAGCAGCTGATCTACTGTTACTGAATCGTATGTTGGGTTGTATGTAATTTGAAGACCATTGTTGGTGAAACCAACGTTGCGGTATCCAAAAAGTCCTGCTGTTTGGTTAACAGCATTAAGTGTGCTTATGTATGATGTTCCTGATGCAAAAGCTGGAACTCCTACTGTTGTTGCGCCAGATGCTAGACCTGAGCCTGGTTCTACGTTAGCAATATAATCTGCATCGTTAATGTCAATGTTTGACAAGAACAATGGAGATGCGCCAACTAGAATGTTTTTAGCATTACCTACGGATTGTGCCATAGTTATTTTCCTCCTATTTATAAAAATATATATATATTATTGTAAATCATTAAATCTTGGCTGGCTAGGCCCTTCCCTCTATGTACAATAATAGAGTATAATGCGCCCAAAGGCAAATTAAAGAAATCTGCCCGTGGGGTCTAGGTGTCTTGCGTATTTGACCTCAAGTATTACATCTGCTGACAAAAATCCTGCCAATTCTTCAGAGGGGGCTGTTGGAGAAATGTCGGCAACAAATATGCTAAAGAATTTAAACTTGCTGGATATGCCAGAATAAGCATTCGCATCCCTAGCAGAATCATCCATTCTTCTGAATAGGTCTGTCATTAAATTTCTAATTTGATTAATCTCTGAAACATCTGTTGAATATATAGTAAACAGAATCTGCTCACAGCATATAGCCCAGTTGTCCTCATATGATAGCCCTATCTTATCGTAGACTATGTGCTTCTTCCCGCTCAAAAATTGATTCATTTCTGGAGATTGTTGGACAGGAATAATTGGAACAATCTCTTGTCCTATATTATCTGAATAATAATCGGTGGCTGCAAAAATATTATTGGACTTTAATTGAGACCACAGGTACTTTCTCAAATCAAGCATTATGTCTGCCTTATAATCTACCGTCATTATATCCCCCCAAATGCTGAAGCAATTGCTGACTCAGCTTGCATGTTTAATGTGTTTGCAGAAAAAGAATACTTAACCTTTTTTACTTCCGAAGGAAGTCTCATTGCTTTAGTTAATGATGAATTAAATATTTGTTGAAACCCAGATCTTTTAATTGATAGGTTTACTAGGTTGCCTGTAAAGAATCTTGCATATGCAATTTGAAACCTTCCTGTAGCTTTGCCTCCACCAGGCCTTGTAACGGTCACTGAGGCCCCTATAGGCATGTAGACTGTTCCAGTGCTAGTTTCAAATACTAAGCGCTTAGCAGCCCTTGGGCTAATTATTACAGGCATTCCAGCTTCCATCACAGAAGCTTTATTTTTAAATACATACTTTCTTTTACCAAATGAGTTGGGGACTAGTGATTTAGACATTAAAAATGTTGATCCTAATTTAAAAGATAATCCATTTCTTTCCGTTATATTTAATTTAAATAATCTGGATCCAGAATTACCAACTTTATTCCACTCATAAACATGGTGCAAGGATTGAGGATTTACTCTAGCTTGTGCATCTATATAGAAACCAAAATCTTGTTGAAGTTGTTTAAAAATAACAGATTGAAATTTAGCTTGAAATTGTTTGCTTGTTGTTATTTTGGAAACTACCTCAGCTTGATAGTATATTGCTGCAGATATTTGTGCTACTGTACTATCTTTTAAAATGGCACCTTTAGTTCCCACCATAGTTTTTTGTAATCCGCTGGCGGCTGTAACTAATAATGAGCTATTGTCCAATTGTCTGATTTTCCGATCTCTTCACAGCAGAGTTGTATGCAATTACACCGCCAAATGGGTCTGTGATTGGAGTAGTTCCCATTAATTCATAAACCGTAGGAGTATTGGTAGGAAAATCTAATTCTTCCCAGATAACAGTTCCTTCAGCATCTCTAATATTTGTAATTTTTTCTCTTAATGTTAATTTTTCTGATGTTCTAATTTCTAGGCTTTGATAGTTAGTATATTTATTAGAAATAATTTGTTTATCGCCAGACCTTGAAGAAGCAGAGTTAGTTATAATACCTTTTGCGCTGCAAGGCACTGTTCTATCAAACTGCCATTGTTTTTTTATTGAACCCGTATCTGGATCTTGTATATCAAATTGTTTATATATATCAGCAAACAAAGGCATGATAGAGTCGGCAAGATCATACATTAGATCACAACCATTTTATTGATAACATACGGAAGAAGTAATTGATCTGCATAGAGATTACCTGTTCCTGAATATGTACCAGAATTATACTCGAATCTCCAGTCAAATGTCTGTATTGATTTCATATACTTGTTGCGCCAAACTTTATCTTTTGAAAAATAGTCTTTCATTAATTCGATACATGCAAGATCAACTTCATCAGGAACTTCTTCCCATCCAAATCTGCCTTGCACTCTATAGGTTGATCCGTTTGAAAACACTCCATTATAGTTATCATTTATTGGAGGGGGTACCATGCCGTTTGCTGTGTACACAGTATTGTCAAGCATATTTGCTCTATTGATTCTTATTCCAAATCCGCTCTCTGAAATGATTGTGTTGTAGTTCCAATTATTAACATTAGTTAAAGTATTTAAAAGTAATATATCATTCATATATAACTCGTGAAGTTCTGCTAGCTTATAAGGAAGTGGCAAAACATCAGAGCCTGATCCGTATGCTATCTGAACATCGTCGTATAAATAAAACTGCTGCTGAGTATATGCTTCAATTAATTTTCTAGCATATCTTTCAGCACTGCATAGCTCAAAATATGATTTAGAATTAGGATCTGAAAAATCAGACCCCAACCCTAAAGAATCAATTGCTTGGCTCATATCTGTATATGGGGTTTGCACATATATTTTATGATCTTTTTGTGCAGCTACTGAGCCAACAGTGTAAGACCAATTTAATCTAATTTGTCTTTGTCTATTTGTATATGTTAATGGAATATATACAATATATGTACCAGCATCTACTTCGGACTTTATTGCCGTCAGTGTTGCAAGTATAGTCCCAGGATTAATCGGTGGAGATATTGCTGGATCTTCTGTAATGTCATATAATTTTACAACTGGAAGGCTATCTGAATCAGTTAGCTGACCTTGCCAAAACACTTTATGTGTTACTGGTGAATTTGAACCTACTAGAATTTCCATTTAATAAAGGTTAAGCGTAGTACTCCTGAACTTCCTTTGGAGTTGCTAAGCGAAAACCCTCCTCCTTGTCAAAAATTTCTTGAGCGTCTTCTGATGTCATTGCGACAAAAGGATGCTCTTTTGTAAATGTATAGTTAAGAATATCATATCTGTGATTCTCTCTAGTCATTCTGACTAGCATTGTATTTTCTGGCTGAGCATCAGGATTAAATCTTGGAAGAATCTCTTCTGCCTCTTCGCTGAATTCATCTGCCGCCTTCTCAATATCCTTAATAGTCTTTTGATAAACAGACCAAGTTACTCCCTCTTCGGCAAGAGCGGCAACAATATCTGTCTTATTCTTTAATCCATCAGTATCAACTGCAAAGTCCTCTGCAACTTTTCTGAGTTCTGCTACTTTCAATGTCTCAAATGACATATATTCTCCTTTGTTAGGTTCTTCAATTATAGCATTGTTAAATTAAAATGAAAAGCCCCTAAAATTAATTAGGGGCCTCTCGGGGGTTATTTCTTAATTAATTAAGAAGCAACCTTAACGTTCTTTACGACAACCCAAGCATCTGCTTGTTCGATCTGGACGCCAACACGAGTATACATTGTGTACTCGATTGAGTCCTTACGTGGCCAGAAGAAACGGTAAACAGTTACATCACGCTTGACACCAATAACTACGTTATTTGGGAATGACAAGTGGATATCTCCGTGTGAACCTGAAGCTCCTGAGTGTGTACCAGTCTGTGCTTCTGCAAGTAGCGGAACTTCGATGATCGGAATACCGAACGCGAATGGTGCTACGTATCCTGCAGGTCCACCTAGTGGTGCGACTCCGCCACGGATTACGCTTGAAGCGATGTCCTGTGGAATTGTCTGGTTTGTTCCAATACTGTTCTTGTATAGGAAGTCCTGAATCAAGTTTGATCCAGCAAGGAAGCGAAGGTCTCCACGACGTTGCTTGTACTTACGTGGCATAGCCTTAAGTGCCTTGTTGAATACTTCACGAGAAACTTCAGCACCTGCTGCGTCTACGACGCGACCTGATGCCTTTGCCTTCTTTACAACGCCATCAAATGACTTGTAAAGAGCGTCTCCTGTTA